ACCATACCAAAATCTTCAAACCATTTAGCCTGTAACTTATAAACTGATTGCCATGTAGTAATAATAACTCTTTGAGATAGGTTAAATTTTTCGCGTCCTGAATATATTTTATGACAATTTTCTTCTGTAGACCAATCATCCGTATTTGAGTAGTCCGCAAAGTCGGAATACATTTGTTCAACTAGTGATGTTGTTGGAACAATAATGAGTACGTTAAGATTGCTAGAATCCAAAAAGGCTCTGATAGCCATATAAATGATAAGTGATTTACCTGAGGCAGTAGGTGATAATAATAAACTTTTTTTATTTGATAAAGCATGTTTTAAGGCTCCTAATTGATAATCTCTAGGTTGTATCTTATTACCTCCAGCAGTAAGAGATAAACCATTTGTTATATAATCCAAATCCACTTCTTGTTTGTCATTTGGATTACCATATCTTTTATTGTCGCCTATCGCTATATTATAACCACGAGTTTCTGCAAACTCTTTTATATAATCATAAAGACCACAATACATTGTTTTCTTTCTTTGGTCAAAAAGCCTAATTTTACCATCCCACATTCTGTTACGATATGCTGGCATAAATTTATACCCAGGAACAAAGAAACAAAAGTGTTCTGAAAGTTCTCTTTCTATACTTGCTTCTGTTTCTATATGTAAGAAGGACTCGTTCTTCTTTTTAATAATTAATGTTTCCATTACATTCCGCTAGTAAACTTTCTCCACTCAATCATATTTTTAATATTCTGATGTCGCCATTTAATATTTTCAAGTATTTCTTTTAGTATATCACATATTTCTTGTGAATATTGCATTTTGGCCTGATGTTCTTGAATTAATGGATCTGCGTCATACCATTTATCCATATCTCCTTTAAGTACAGTGAGACCATTTAGTGGGTCATATTCCCACCCTTTTTTGTTTAATTCTTCTTGACTTAACTTGCCGTTATAATGCGACCATTTGTCTCTAAGTAGTACCTTAAAGTCCATATCGAGTTTTTTTAGTTTTAGTCTATTAACACTTAGTAGTTCCAAGTATTTAGAATGAAGTTTGGCAGATTGCCTGGATGACTCATCAAGATTCATTTCATCTATTTCAGAGTCTTTTTTCCACATTTTATGTATTTGTTCGAGATTATTCATAATGTATATTATACTATACTTTACCGCAAAAGTAAAGTGTTATGTTACAAATTCGTATGTTGAGTATGCAAATGTTACTGTAGCTTGTAAGTATTCTACTTCAGTACCCTTTACATCAAATGCAAGTTCGGATAGTGATATTGGGAATACATCTTTTATTTTTATTGTTTTAGATACATTATTATGACTATTAAGTATTATAAGTTCAGCGTCTTCTTTCTGATCCTCTACTTCATTGATACATCTATGCATCCAGTTAAATGTTTCAATATAGTTTTCCATATCTTCTGTAACATTAAACGTAATTGATAAATCACCAAACTGTAGTCTATCACCTGTAAATGCAAGATTTGCACCTCTGTAAGGCTGTGGACTTTCTGGTAGTGAAATATCTGGTAATGAGATACCAGTACAAAAGTATTCAATATTAGAGAATTTGGCTCTGTCTATAGAGAACTGAAAACCAATTGGAGATAAGAAATTTTTATTTAAAGTGACCATACTAGTATTTATACAAGAAAAAAAGGGAGACCGAAGCCTCCCTTAGAAATTAGTGTAAACTAATGATTAGTCAACCATTATGTCGTCTACTCTAAAGATTCTGAAGTATTGGTTACCTCTAGCACTGTATGAAACATCTCCAAGAGATACAAATGGGTTTTCTACCATTCCGTATCTAGTTTTGAATCCGATTCTTGGCTGGAAATCATTCTCACCAACGGCTTTAACCATTGTTAGTGGAACGTATGGGCAGTAGAATAAACCTGCGTCATATGGGTTATTTCCTCTATAACCAACAAGTGCGAAATCACCAGTAGCATATGGATCAATATATACTTTCATTTTGCCGTTAAGCACACCAACAAAAGTATTACCAGTATCATCAACATTTAATTGTGTTGATAATGCAGGAGAGTAGTCCATCATACCAGCAGCTGCAAGAGCAGAAGCAACATCAGAAGAACAGATTACAAAGTTACCTTTTCCTCTTCTTGTTTCTTTAGCAATAATATTTGCTTCTCTTTCTAGTTGCATGATAAGTCCTTTGAACTTCTCAACCATCCATCTACCATCTGAGTCAGTAGCAACATCAAAAGCACCTTTTAGTGCGACTGATGATTGTTGAGCACCTAACTTAGCTCTTAACATAATTGTTCTAACAACTTCTCTGTTGATTTCCGCAAGGATCTCAGCAGATAGAATGTTAGCCAATTCGCCTTCAGCATCCAACCCGTGGATAGCTTTAAGGTCTTGAGCAAGTTCCATTGTGTACTCAGCTTTTAGAGCTCTTGACTTAGCAGTTACAGTTGATTTCTCAATAGTAAATGCCATTTCACCAAATACGCCGTCGCCTGAAGCGCCAACACCAAGTCTCTCAGCAGCAGCAGTAGCGATACCGATACCTGTTCCACCGATTGTGTCTTCGTCTGAAAGGTCAGAGTTAGAACCTGTAGCGTCAGTTACGCCTTCAAGACCAGTAACTAATGCATTGTGAGTACCAGCACCTGAAAAATCAGTGTCTGCTTCTCCGAACAATGCTTCTGCACCAGCTTGTGAGCCGTATTTTGATTTCATTGCAAAGATAAGTCCTGTAGGACCAGTCATTGGTTGAACACCAGCGATATCATATGCGATGAGGTTAGGCATTGCTCTTCTAACTAGTGAAATCAAGACAGGATCGAATTTTCCGATATTATTAGGAGCAGAACCTGAGCCCATGTTGTTGGCTGCAGCTGCTTCTGATATCATATTTCCTTGTGCCTGGTGTGATTCCTCTCTTAGAGCAATTTCCTGGTTTTCTAACAATCTAGCTGTAACAGCTTTCTTGTAACGGTCCTGGATTTCAGGAGCACTATCGTGCTCGAGAACTGGACCCCATTTTTCGATTAATTGTGAATCTGCGTTAAACATTTTTAGTTTCCCCTATATGTTTAGATTATTTATTAAATTTAGTAATAGCTTGTGTGTATCTAGCCATTGTGTCAGACACGTCAACTGGTGACTCATCATGTCCAATGATACTTTCTACTTCATCAACTGATTCCGTAATATCTTTTTTGAAGTAAGATTCTTTAACAGTTTTAACTTTCATTTCAAAAGTTTCTCTGTTATCATAATCTATATCTTCTACTAAAGATGCTAATTTCTCAGCCTCTGTTTCAGCAAGCCCTGAAGACTGTTCTCTAACCACTTCAGCTCTTTCTAAATTAGAAACAGATTCGGTAAGTTTGATATTTTCTTCGGTTGTTTTGTTTAAGCTTTCTTCTAGTTCAGTAACGGATGTAGATAATTCATCTACAAGGTCAACTTTACTATCAGGAACTTGAACGTAATGTTCTACGAACACTTTTTGTAATGAAGACATGAACTCTTCAGCAATTTCGGTTCTTAAACCGTTATTGATGGCAACTTCATTTTCTTTCATCCAATTTTCAACTACATAGTTCAAGTAGGAATCTACTTTTTCTACAAGTGAAGTTTGAACTTCAGTTACTTCTTCTTCCAAATTGTGTGCATATTCAGCTTCGAGTCTTTCAACCTCTTGAGTGAGCTTAGAAGTTAGTACCGCTTCAAAAATCGCACCAGCCTTTCCTTTAAATTCTGAGGAAAGAGTTGCTTCTTCTGAAATAAGCGCATCTAAATCTTCGTCAAAATCAATACTTTCTACCTTAGCTTTAACGACTTCACCGTGATTGGTGTCGGCGCCTTTGCCTGCAGGTACTGGCATTTTTTTAACATTCTTCTTAGCATCATCAACAGATTTAATTGAATCTTCTTCTGAAGTCTCATCTACTTTAGCCATTTTGGCATAAAGCTTTTGAGCATCTTCTTTTCTAGCTTTCTTTAACATATCAACAGCAGCTTGAATGACTCCAGCCTTAGTTTTAGGCATAGAAACGGAAGGAGTTTCCTCTTTTACTTCCTCTTCTTCTTCTTCAACTTCGTCTTCGTCTTTCCCTTCAACAAGAGAATCCTCGTCTAAAACAATCTCATCATTCTCAACGAGCTCTTCTGTCTGCTCTTCTTGTATGTTATCGGCTATTTTATTATCGTCGATTGACATAGCTTTCTCCTATAGTTTAGAGTTTAGTTTAGAGAGGAAATTTTTAAAGGCTCTAATTTCAGTATCGCCCGATACTAATTTTGATTCTTTTATTTCAGTCTCAATTGATTCAATTTCTTGTGCAACTAGAACACCATTATTCCAGACCCAATCTACCCCCTCCATGATGCCATTTACAAAGGCTTCAGGAGCGGATGGATCTTGAACAATGTCAACGGTTGATAGCATAAAATCGCCACCAACATGTTGAACGCCCTGTTTTTGTACAAGAGTTCCCATACCACGACTAGAGACACCTAACTTTACACCACCTTCTAATAATCCTTCAACTATTTTTCCCATAGGGGTTTGCAGTATAGATGCCTTTCCAACAACATCATTACCTTCCCATCTAAGGTCGGTAATTTTGTGTGAAACTTTGTCCAAATTAATAGTCGGTCCGTCAGGGTGATTTAACTCTCCGACCGCTCTACCAGTTTGAACTTGTTCTTTTATATATTTGTTTACGGCAGATTCAAGTACTTTTCTTTCGTACACTCTACCATTTCTATTTTTCTTGTTGGCCTGCATAAACACGCCTTCAATAATTAGATTCTTTTTGCCATTAGCTGCTTTTTCAACTATGACTTCTAAATCTGTTTCTATGTATTCTGCTATAAGCTTCATACTTCTATTTCCTCGCCCATTAGCTTGATAAAATCATTTACTGATTTTTCAGCGTCTTTTGCATTTTTATAGTTATCGTCCAATCTTTCTCCATCAATATACGCGGAGAATTTATTACCTTTCTTGGCAATAACTACATCTAACTTTTTCCTTTTACCACCTCTATAAGCTTTTACCTGTTTTTCTCCAGATGCCAATTTAGTAGTCTTTTCTCTAAGTTCAGCAAAAGACAGCATTAATTATTCTTCCTCTTTTGTCTCTTTAGAACCCATAGAAGATGCAATTTCAATCTTCTTCGCGTCTAAAGCAGCACTAAGTTTATCGGCCATAACAGTGTTAAAGCTTTTACCAGCATTAACATTATCGTTATTTTTCAAATCATTAATTACGTTCTCAATACTCATTATATTTTTCCTCTTGTATATATTTATAAAAAATTAAATCCTAAAAATCAAGGTTATCATCTTCTTCATCGCCCATAGCCTCTTTTTCAGCAGCTATCTGGTCCGTCATAATCTTGATTTCTTCATCGTCCAGTTTTAAAACATTTTTAGTAACCCACTCTATAGAGATAAACTTACCTAAGTAATTTTCAACTGAACCTAACATATCAAATCTTTCTTTCCATATCTCAGCTTCTTTTAATTCTGAGAAATAGTTATCCTCGATATAGTTAAATTGAATGCTTTCTTTCCATTCGGCCCAATCTTCTTTAGTGATAACACCTGTTAGTAAAAGCTGAGTTTTAAGTGTTTGCATAAATAAATCACTAAATCTCTTTCTTAATCTATCAATAAACTTCTTAAACTTAACTTCGTCCCTTGATATTTCACTTGCTCTACCTAGGTTAAATCCAGATTCTTGTTCTAATCTATCAACCGGAACATTAAGTGATTTATATAGTTTCTTTTGGAAGTATATGATATCATCAATCTGACCAAGATTTTCTCCACCAGGTAATGTAGTAATTTCAGTACCACGGCCACCCTCTCTTCGAGGTAAGAAGAAATCTTCCAACATTGACATGTGTTTCTTATCATCTTTTATATCACCTGTCTTTGCATCATAAATCATTTTATTTCTATACTGACCCATGATATTTTTTAGATATTCTTCAGCCTTACCTTTAGGTAAGTTACCTACATCAATATAAAATATTCTTCTTTCAGGAGCTCTTGATATACGATAGATAACCAATGAGTCTTCCATCATTCTTAATTGGTTAACTGGTTTTAGAGCCTTTTGTAAGAAACTTAAAATTCGTTTTCTACTAGAATCAAGTACACCTGAAGTACAATAAACTATTGCATCTGGGTGTATTTTTAGGCCTTGGTTATATTTACCTAGTGCCTTATCTTCAAATAAAAAGTACTCTTGTTGACTTTTAATAATTTGAGCACCAGTTTTAGGATCCTTTTCTTCCTCAATTTCTTTTACTTTTCTAAGTTTAATTGGGTCGATGTATCTTAATTCTTTGATACCACCTTTTGGATTCTTATCATCAATAATAATATGATATGGAAGTCTTCCATCCACATACCATCTACGGAATATATCATGTCCATATGAATTAAAATTCAATAATGACATTATTTTCCCAAATTCTTGTTGTACAGATTCTTTAATCTTATCAGAAGCATCTACTTCGTCTAGTACCAATCTGACTGGTACATCATTATAATCTCCACATATAGATTCATTTACAATATCTTCAATCGCAGCATCACACTCTGGTTGTGTTGCGATATCTCTATATTTAACAATTAAATCTACTTCAGATTTAGCTTTATCTCCATCTAAGTCAAGATAAGCTCCAAAGTGTCCACCTGCTTGAATAACACCAGCACCATCTTCATCTGTATTTGGAACAAATGATGGTCTGATAGGTTCTTCTTGTTGACCCTTTCTTTTTATCTCGAACCCAAATAATGAGAGTCCGTTATTTTCTGCCATATTCTAACCTCGCGTAATAATATTGTCAGAGAGACCGAGCATCGTAATGCTCTTTTTAAGTCTCTCTTTCAATAGTATTTATAACCTCTTATGAAGTTGTATTTGATTCCCAATATTGTACTTGCAGTTCAACCGTGAACTCTTCAATTGTATTCTCATTTTCATAAGAAAGATCAATTGCAGAAATATTAGTTGGGAAAGTTCCTCTAAAAGTATATTCTTTTACAGGGTTACCTTCTTTATCTAATTGTTCAACGATCATATCTGCCATATAATCATTAGGATTGGCCAAACCAACATTTGCGTTGTGTTGGTTAATACCATTTGACCATCTTTCAAAGGCGTCTCTTACTTTAAAGTCAGTATCATTAATAACCGTAATATTCCACGGTTCAAATGTTCTGTCTCCAGCCATAATCAGTTTTCTACCTCTAAAGGGAACCTCTACAGGTGAAAGTACTGATGCGGGTAATTGAGCAGCCTTACACATGAAAGATGATAGTTCGACGTCGCCTTCAGCATACCCTGGAAAGTTCAAGGTTGCCTTGAACATATTCGCACGAGCACCGCCACCGGTTAGTCTTGATTTAAAATCATCAATTCCTAAAATTGCCATGTCTGTCTCCTATTAATTACCAGCTATTTCCGAGAATTCAACCCCGGATCTTGTGGCTACAAAGTTTAAAGTAATAAAGTTGATTGATCTTGAAGGCTTAATGTATATATCTGCAACAAACTTATTACCATCAACAACTGCTGATGTGTTATTTGTTGAGTCACATACTACCCTAAAGTCTTCACAACCTCTTCGACCTTTTACATTTCTCAAAAATGGTTCAACTAAGTTCCTAAATTGAGCTCTAGTAAATTCATCGTTGAATTCAAATAGTTGTGCTTTAGCAGCAGTACTAATTGACTTCTCTAATACGACAAATAATCTTCTTACATTGATTCTATCAAATGCAGAAGCTCTTCCAGCAAGAGTTTTATCTCCGAATAACATAGTTCCCTGTCCTGGGAAAGATACTAATGGATTAACTTTACCTACATAAAGTTGGTCTCTTTGCGTTGCTGTTGGATTATGAGCAAGTTTTGCGACTCCTAATAGTTGACCTCTGTTCACACCTGCTGGTGAGAACCATGCGTCAGCCACGTTGTCTACATTTGCACATAAGCCTGCACATAAACCTGCAGAACCTATCCAATCATATACGTCATTATATTTGTCATACACATATACTGCACCTGAATCAAGTGAAGCGTATGATGATGCGGTTAATTGACCTTCATATGCCAACACATTATCAACTGGAGTAGTTGCGTTTTTTGTGTCGTCGATTGGTGGCGAAATAAATGCCATACAATCTTTTCTTCCTTCACATACTGAAATTAATTTTTCACCTATAGTGTTTTGAGTGTCTGCATCTGGAAATGCAAATAGTAGATTTACATCAACTGTATCTACATCTGCAAATAGATTTAAACCACCTGTAATGTCACCAGTTGCAACAGAAGTTGCATCGGATCCACCTGTAAGTGAGTATGTTTTAACTGTACTTGGTGACGTAAATGCTGCACCAACTGCTGAAACGGCTTGACCCGCCTCTGCTAGTACATCATCATGTTCTCCAAACCAAATATAGTCTGATTTATTATTAATTACTTCTTTATAATACACAGATGATCCATTTATATCTTTCACATCAAGACCTTGTGATAAGAATCCAAAAGATTCTAACACTTGTCCCTTTGTTCCAGTAAATAAACCATCTTCATCTATTACTACAATATGTAATTCATCTGCAACAGATGCGGTAATGTTTCCTGCGTAAGGTGATGTTCCAGGAGCTTCAGCAAAGTTACCTTTGTAAGCCCAACCAGAAAATCCACCGCCTGCAGTACAAACTTCTACCTTTAAACTATTACCTAATGCACCAGCGTATTTTGCAGCCCAAACACCATCGATTGTTTTGCCAGAATAGTCTGTGTCATTTTTAATTAGTAAAGGTGTACCTGCACCTGCTTCATCATCAGTTGAAACAGCGTTTAAAAGCCCTGTTCCTACCCTGACAACTTTAAGTGAACTACCATATTTTAGAAAAGATGATGCAGTTAAAAAGTATTTAGCTGTAACGTGATCCGGTGTTCCGAAAACAGAAGCCATTTCGTCTTCAGATGAGACTGTTCTGATTTCTTCTACGGGACCCCAATTATAGCTGCCAGCGAATCCACCTATAGAAGATGAGACTGCCGGTACGACGTTCGTTGCGTCAATTTCTTTGAACTGAACGCCTGGTGATACTTGAAATGCCATCGCTTTATCCTCTCAAATTGAGTTAGTTAATATGTTTCATAATACGAATTTTCACTACTATTATTTATAAGGAACTATATCCTAACTCTTATTCATCATACATTGAAGTATATGTATTAGGTTTTAACCACATATCACGATTTTTAAACTTAATTAGTATGTTTTTGGCCAGATTTTCGCCTGTAGCCTTTCTATAACCCTTTGTTCCTGGGGTTGAATTAATCTCTATAAACATTGGTGGTGTTTTTTCTCTATTTTTTGAAGGAAATATATCAACTCCTACCCATAAACCATCTACTGCTTTTGCAGCTCTTTCACAATGTTCTATTTCTAAATCAGTTAATTCTATTTTCGAAGGTTTGGAACCTAGTGATACATTACTTCTAAAGTCCTTTGCAACTACTGGTCTTTTTATAGCACCGTGATATTTACCTCCAACAATATGGGCTCTAATATCATATTCCACAGATACCATTTGTTGTAATAATACACCCATATTAGGATCAAGTTTATATAATAATTGAACTGTTGAATGTAATGAACTTTCTGAATCTACTTTTATAACACCAACACCAAGCGAACCAGTAAGAGTTTTAAGAATAATTGGATATTTACCACCCAATCTTTTCATTGCATCTATGGCTTTTTCTTGATGATGTACTAAAACTGTTTTAGGCTGACTTAATCCTGCTTCTGCAAGATATAAACTTGTTCTATACTTGTCTGATGTAATTTCCATACAGGCACGAGTATTAACACACACTACACCAGCTCTCTCTAACTGTGTTAAGAAATTGGACCATGCTTTTCTTTTAGTACATGGAGCTCTTACAAATACTATAGTGTCTTTATCTATTTTAAACTTTCTTTCTTTTTCTGCAAGACCATCATAGATATATCTATCGGTTCCTTCTAAATCTGAATACGCACCTTGAATATCCACTTTAAAGGCTTTTATACCTAATTTTTCACCTTCTTCGATAAAGTCGTCTGCTGTTTTTTCAGGGTCATCTGGATCTTCTGGATCATCATACCATAGGTAAACAAATTTATAGTTTGACGAATTCTCTGCTTCTTCTTCGAGCATTCTAGTATGTTCAGCAAACTGTTCTTGTGTATATCTTTTTTCCATTAATTTTGATACTAATTTTCTTTTCATTTAAAACCCCTGTTTCCACTCTTGTTCAAACCATATATTACCATCTTCTCCTTTCTCACCTTTATTTATATTAGTTTCGCCGTCATCTATGAATCCAAACGGTAACATATCGTCTTGTATTTCGGCAAGTCTCTCTCTATATAACATATTTTTCATATTAATATTAGTTAAGTTTTCAAATACATCAGTAGATGAGAACCAACCAAATAATACTAAGTTCATCATAAGGTCATCATGATTAGGTGCTGATGCCGCATATGATGTACCCTTAGAAACAAATGTACTCATTTCTATAATAGTTTCCGAGTCATATATCATAAGTTTCTTTTGTTCAATTAAATCTTTTATGGTAGAACAACCTATTCTTTTTACTCTTTTTGTCATAGTAACACCAATCGCACTACTTTTAATAGATGATTCTACAAATATATTTTCATACTCTAAATCATAATACAGACCATTACATACCACCGCACCTTGGTCGTTACTTTCTATAACTGTATAAGCCTTATTGTAAATATTGGCATATTTGTATATTATATCAGGCATTAACATTGGAGATATTTTATTATCTCTAAAGACACATACTTGTTCGAAAGGTTTAGTTGTTATATCAAATATAGTAAATGTAGAGTAGTCTTGATTCCTACCTTTCGCAACATCTACTGTCATAATATATTCATGTGTAGGGTCGGGCTCCTTATACTGATATATATTTTCTGAATACGATATAGGATCACAGGCCTTTTGAGTAAGTAAGTGGTTTGCATCAATAAGTGTATTACCTCTACCATGAAAAGAGTTACCAAATTCTTGATCAAACTGTAATTCCGAAGTATTCGCTACAGTTTGTCTTTTCCACTCATCATCTCGGCCTGGAACATCCCACCAGTCAACTCTAAATGGTTTATATTCATTTGTACCTTGTTGTGCTCCTTCCCATATTTTATGGAAAACATTACCTACTCCATTTGCAGTAGAAGTAATAATAACCTTTGTATCTTTACCAGATGAAACCACAGGATATGTTGATGTATAAAATTGGCCATCATTATCAATAAATGCAAACTCATCTAAGAACAA